CACCAGCACCAGCACTACCAGTACTAGATAAAAAACAATTAGATAGAGTCATCAACACTATGAAATCAAAACCTTTAACAACGGCTGTGCTAATAAAAACTGTAGGCGCAGACTCTATACAACCTAAGATAAAAATACTCGATGATACAGGTAATCCTCAAGTTAAACACGCAAATGATTATGTATACAGCGAGCCTTTTACCCCGGACACTATAACATTAAATAAATATAATGATGAAGACCAACCCATTTACAGAAGAAGTTTTGAACAAAAAACATCTAACTCTTTTGATTATAAAGCACAAAACTTAAATTTATATACTAAACTAAATTTACAAGCGTTAATGTTATTATTAGATAAATATCAAAGTGTTTTTACATTAGGGCATAAACCTTATTTAAAACGTGATTTAGGGTGTTTTAGTTTATTAGATGAAGAATTTGGTGCTCGTAAATTAGAGAATTTAACAACATTATATACTTTAAATAATCCAGGATTTATTGAAGCCTATTTAAATAAATATAGCGGTTTTTTCAATACAACACACGGTCAAAACGAAACAGTATATTATAGTGAAAATCAAATTTTAAGAGGTGATAGTAGTGTTCCTGTAGCACAAAATTTTGATGTATCAACAACATTATTTTATAATATAAATAATATTTCAGGAACTAACCCAATATATAGCAAAGTATTTCAAACTTCTTCTGGTGATAAGAAAAAACAACAACAATGTGTGAGAGATGTAATAATGAGAATGTTATTAATACCATCTAAAGATTTAGTAGAATTAACAGGTGTAAAAAATATAAGAAATACTGAAAAACCATCAAAATCAAAAAATTCCAATACAAAAATAAGTAATTCAAATAAATCTCCAGAATCAGGTAATACTATTTCTGATGTAGGAACACAAACATATTATAATCCAATTCATTATGTTCAATTAGCCCAAACATTTACTCTTAAATTCTACCGTGATAAAGCACTACCCAAATTATTACATAGATTAAATGAAATTGTAAATTATCAATATGATAAAGCCGATGTTTCTGGTAAAGATAAAAGAACAGCAATTCCTGAAAAGTTTATTGATGTATTATTAAAGAGAAATCAACAAGGTAATTATATAAATTTAGGTAATAGGGCTTTAGTAGCCAATTTTTATGAGTTCATCTTTATTATGTTAAAAATAAAATATATAGACCATCAAATCGCAAGTTTATCTAGTCTTCAATCTGAAGATGTTATTATGGCTAAAATACGTGAAGACACAATATCTACAACTGCTAAAACTTTAGGTGGTTCATTACAAAACTCTAGACGTTTCTTAACTTTTAATTCTTCTCAAAAACACATTACACCTAAACAACATTTTAAAGCAAAAAAACAAAATAGTTCTCAACTACGTCTAAAAACTAAGAAAAAGAATAGAAAAACCAAAACAAATAAAGATAAACAAGAATCTAACTCACAATCTAAAAATATAAAAGATAAAAGAACCAAACACGCACTTAAATTATAATTTAACACTATCTCAATAAACCCACACACAAAAGTCTAACCTCATCTTTCACTAAATATTACCTTACCCTCATTCACATAAAACAATCCATTAAACAATCTACAATAATAATAATAAGTAAAATAATAAAGATAAATCTAGAGTTATCTTTTCTAATGCCTTCAAATTTTTCTATTATATCATCAACTTTTTCTATTATATCATCAAATGTTTCTATTATTGTATTTACTTTAGCATTCATTTTATAATTATTTTATATAATTTAATATTTATTAATTTAATATTTATTTAATCTTTATTTTCTATTGTTTTAATCTTTAGTTTAGTTATAATTAATTTAGATAATAATTTAATTATTTATTAATATAATTATTTAATTATGCGTTATTGTTAAATATACAAAATATTATAAATTAATAAATATAAATAAAAAAATTTAAACTATAAAAACACAAAGACTAAACACAAACACAAAAACTAAAAACCTATAAAATGAATTGCAATGATTATTGTTTTTATTATGATGAAAATGAATTTAAAATGAATGGTAATAACACATCAACGTCGACACTTTTATTAATAGTTCCATTTATGTTTTATGTAATGTGTGGGTATGGTTGTTATAAATTATCAACTCTACAATATAAACATTTAGAAATTCAAAATCAAGAAGAGTGCGATGATGCTATAACACACCATACATATTCACATTATACAGGAGAAGTATTAAAAAGTTTAACCCACAGTCACAATGATACTTATAAAAATAATCTATTTAAAAATCTATTGTCTTTACATTCTCTAGATAGATGTTATATTCTTTATTTTATATTTAAAAAGAAAGGTCATTTTATATCGTCTGTTATAAGTGGTGAAAAGAAAAAATACAATAGTTATGTTTTATTTAATAAACTTAGAGAACATTATTGTTTAGAAACTAGTGAATTTACGTTAGATGATACACAAATACCAGATACAATTATAACTATTGGAGAAGAAACTCATTATTTAACTAAATCTCAATTATTATTTATTCAATGGTTATATTATACTGGTTTATATGAGTATTTAACTACAACTATACATTTAAAATATAAACTATTAAATGAAATGAATGAAGAAGGACTATTTATTAGTAATGTATTTTTACGTTATCATATGTTTTTATGTGATTATGAAGATATGAATAAAAAAAATAATGAAACGAATGATAATGAAACTAATAATGAAACGAATGATATTAATAATGAAGAAATGTATAGTTTAAGTGATAGTGATGATTTAGATTTTTCTAATTATATTTATGAAACCAACAGCACAACAGATGAAACCACTGATGAAACCATTGACGAAACCACTGACGAAACCAATAGCACAACTGACGAAACCACTGACGAAACCACCGACGAAACCACTGACGAAACCACAGACGAAACCACAGACGAAACCACTGACGAAACCACCGACGAAACCACAGATGAAACCACTGAAGAAATAGAAGACATATCTAGTGATAAAAATTATAATTCTGAAAATGAGATTGAACTAAAAAAATGTAAAGGTATAAATAATATGAATGAAATAGATATTACAAATGAAATTAAAAATGAAGTTAAAAATGAAATAAATAATATAACAAGAAAAATGTCAACTTATATATAACTATAATTTATAACTCACTATAACTCACACGCTTCTTTAATAGCACTAACTACTTTTTTATTATTATCATAATTAGTTCCTTGAAATCTAATTTTGGCTTCACCATTTTTAACTTTTTCACCATAACTTAAAATGTCATCTAATTTTTCAGTATCACATAAACCAAACCCTCTAATATCTTTACTATATAAAGTAGCACACTCAGCCATTTTTTCAGTATCAGGTAAACTAGATAAATAAGAGTCTAATGTTGAATAAGCAGCAGCAAAAGGACTTAATAATTTATTTTCTTTATAGCCACCTTTTGCGTAGCCATATTGACCTCTTGCGTTGAAGATTTGATACATATAATCATCATTAGCAACTTCTAATTGAGAATCAAATGTAATAGCAGGACAATGTGGATTTTGTGGTTCCGTAGGTAAAGTTTCAGTGCCATATCCTGTATCATCAAAATCTTCAAAAGTTCTATCAATAAGATTAACGCCATTTTCTGTTAAAAAACGTGTAATATCATTATAAGAACGATTACCTTTATACATTGTTTTAGAATTTCCATTGGTTAAAATAAGTGTTGGAACACTTGTAATTTTATAGTCATTTGCTTTTTTATTAGTCTCATCATTTTTATTTACATTTATTTCTTCATACATAATATTATTTGGTAAATGATTAACTATTTTATACCAGGTTGGTAAAAAGTCAGAACAATAAGAGCAATCAGGTTTATAAAAAAACATAAGATTTATTTTTTCATCTTTATTAATATAAGAAATAATATTGGCATCAATTTCATTTAATGTATCAAATCCTTCTATAATACCTTTTTCTATAGCCTTATTTATTTTTTGTTCTGTTAATGATTTATCTTTTTCTAGCAATTGTTTTAAATTATCTTTATGATTACAATTACATTTACTAGCACAATTACATTTACTAGCACAATTACATTTACCAGAACAATTACATTTTCCAGGTCTTGTAGTTTGTAAAAATAATTTAAGACCTAATACAACAATGAGAAGTATAAAAATAAAAAGTAAGTTTGTTTCTAGCATCTTTATATTTTATTATTTTTCTATATTTTTAATTTAAACTATTCTTATTTACTATTTAATATATAATATTATTATATTTTTCTAATATAATTATTATAAATATTTTAATTAATAAATAAATTATAACTATTTTATTATAACTATTTTATTTATAGTTAATAATGATGAGTTTATAATAGTTTAATTATATATTTTATTTATTTAGACCATTTAAATACATAATATAGAATATAAAACTATAACACAAACTATAAACTATAACACAAACTATAAAACTATACTAAAAATGAATAATGAAAATAATGTAAATCATTCACAATTTATAAATTTTATAAATCATTTATTAACGTTTAATAAACAAATGGCATTATTGTATAAACAAAAACCTAGTGAAAAAAATAAACCATTTCGTTTTAATATAAGTTCAAATGTTATAGTAAAATTATGCGATTTAGTAAAACCATTATTTCAAAATGAACCAAATGTGCTTATGATTAATTCACCTATTAATATATTTGGTGATATTCACGGGCAGTTTAGTGATATGATACATTTTTTAGAGATGACTGGATTACCTCCCGACCAAACTTTTTTATTTATGGGAGATTATGTAGATAGAGGTAATAATAGTATTGAGGTATGTGCTTTACTCTTTGCGATGAAAATAATGTTCCCTAGAAATACATATGTTTTAAGAGGTAATCATGAGTGTCCTGAAGTTAATATGATGTATGGTTTTCTTAATGAATGTGAAGAGCGTTATGGGTCTGAAGGTAAAATGGTTTTTAATAAGATTAATGAAGTATTGTGCACTATCCCTTTGTGTGCTATTATAAGTAAAAAAATATTTTGCGTGCATGGAGGTATATCGCCACATTTAAATAAGATTGAAGATATTAAAAAAATAAATAGATTTATGAATATTCCTGATGGTGGTTTAATGTGCGATTTATTATGGTCTGACCCTAGTGGGAATACGAGTGATAATTGGGGAGTAAGTTCTCGTGGTATTTCATGCACTTATAGTGATAATGCCGTTTTTAGATTTTTAAAAAATAACAATTTAGAATTATTGTGTAGAGCCCATCAATTAGTTTCTGATGGTTATAAATTTAATGATAATAATAAAATAGTAACTGTATTTAGTGCTCCTAATTATTGTGGTAATTGCGGTAATGATGGAGCAGTTATGAAAATAAGTGAAGATTTGGTATGTTCGTTTATTATTATAAAACCAACAAATCAATAAAAATTATAAAAACTAGAATAATAAAAACTATTATAATTATTACACCTTTAGACATTTAAAAATAATTATGTTTATATTTTTTTATTTATAGTTTCTTCGCGTCATCAAAAAATATGTATTTAGTATCTTTATTTGTATTAACTTCATTATTATTTTTATCTAATTGTATTTTATTTAAATCATTAATATCAATTTCTTCACATTCACTATCAACATCTAATTCATCAAGATTTAAATTAATTTCATCTATATTATTAATTGATATTTTATCATCATTTTGTATAGACATTGATGTATCATTAGTTTGATTTTCATTATTATTATTAGTATTATTAGTATTTTCATTTAAAATACTATCAAGATTGGTATTTGAAATTTCATTATCTTCCACAATAACAGGTTCGGGTTTAACTTCTACAACAGGTTCAGGTTT